GGCTTTTAGGTTTATTTATAAGCACCCCTAACCAGGGGTGTGGTGCTTTACACGGGCACGGGTGGCCCGGCATAATACCAGTACGTCGGAACGTTGAGGAAAAAGTGACAATTAAAATCTGTCCCAATGCCCTGATACGTCCAAACCGTCGCATTGGATGCTAAGGTCGACGAACCCAAAAGCACTTCCAGACGAGTCGAATCCCGGTCCGACCCATCAGTACTGCGTGGGCGCGTAAACGCACCCGGCGATGTACTCTGGAAGCGGTACGGCGTGAACATCGGCGTGGTGACCGACAGTCCCGCTGCCGTACGAGCGTTAGTAAGGGCTTGCCCTGCGGCGCCGCCTTCCGAATAAGTAAGGAAGTTGGCCGCGTTGGCTGATGGAGTGCCAGAGGCAAACCCGCTACTAGCTTCAACGGCTACGCCCGTCCCGGAGTTGAGGCGGTAGGCGCGAAGGCTTTCGATTGGTGTAGCACCCGATGTCGCATTGAAACTCCAGTTCGTGGAGCCTCGATACGCTACAAATGCTGGCAAGATGTACGATGTCGGCGTTAAAAACGTGAAATTGTAATTGAACGTCGTCGCCGTGGCCACCAAGCCTTTGGCCGTGTTGACACCACCAACAGTGTCGAACCCGGGCATGGGCGGAATCTTCGTGAATGTGCGCCCGAAGATCGTGTAGCTCGAAGCTGCTGTCGCCGGTGTTGCTACGCTTACCAACGAGTAGCGCCGCATGAGTTGACGCAAGGAACGAATGGACTCACCGAAATTCACGAGACTCAACTCTTCCGGATCTTTACCTGTGGCCGTACCAAGCACATCTTGCTGCGCCGCCGGCTCTTCCGCGGCCTGCACTTGCCACGTGGACATGCGAGGAGGCGCCGTAGGGTTGGCAAGCTCAAAGTTGTCTCCTGCACGCACGAACACTTGCAAGGCGACACTGGAGCTAGCTACGGGCGCCGTCAAAGCCGTGAGGATGCGCACTGTGATGATGCCGTTGTCATACGCCTGATCCACATTGTACGCCGGCCCAGGAACCATGCCCACCACAGCCCAGTTCATGTTGCTGGTCGACATTTCCTCCGTGCGCTTGGCCAGGTACGAGATCGCTTGCTGGAACGGCACAGTGAACTCCACTTCATTCTCTGCCGCCAAATCCAAGATCGACGTGAAAACGACGTTCGAGGTCGCAGTCTCGTTGAGCAAATTGTTCGCCGACGTCCCGGACGGGTCGAAAGCGATGATCAAACGCCCCTTGTGGAACTGGGACGCCACCACCTTGAACTTGAAGATGATGTCACCTCGCCAGTTACCGAACAACTGCGACACCCAACACATAGGGGTCATGTAAACGCGACGATTCGCACCAGCTTCCGTGTCAAACATGATGGGATTCACTCGAGATGAGAACAACACCGTGTCAACACCACCGGCAGTGGACCAGTTGGCCCGAGTCAAATAAGAAGAACGAGTGGCGATGTGCTTGATGCTCAGCTCATCATCAGCCGGCAAACCCACCACTCGCGGGTCCACAGACAGCTCGTTCTTCGGGTCCAAGGTCAGCTGCTGCGTTGGATACGCGATTTGCGACGACGCGAACTGGGGAAACGCCTCCGGGCGCATGGGAGCCGTATCCGCAATGACTGGCACGTTGGTCCAGCCAAACAAAGATGCGATGCTCGCCACTGCACCCGCGCCCATGCGCGTCGCGGTTGCGAAACGTCCGATGAAGGGAACAGACTCAAGCATCCCAGCAGCTCTGGCCACTGCAGACGCCGGTCCGGAGACGGCGCCGTTGCCATACTCGTCTGCCTGTACCTCAAAGCTTTGCACTGATAGACCAGCGGAAGGACCTGAGAGCTTGACATCCTCGGCCCACGCGTACACGGAGATCGTAACACCACCTCCCGTGACCCCGTTGGCAGAGTCGAGATCGGTGTAGTTGATGAACGTCAACTTCCCCTGATCCCGGAGCGCCAGTGCGGAGTGCGCATTGATCCAGTTCTGCTGGTAGAAGTACGGCAGCGTCATCTCACCGCCAGCGTTGTTCATCGGTTCGATCCAGATGTGCGGCCGCTGCGAGTACGGGATGAGGTGAACCAAACCCGCATCAAGTTGGATAGTGTCCGGTGTGAGAGCTGGCAATGGCTGGTACCCCATGTACATACGCCCGTAATAAAACGGGGATGCGTTCACGAGTACCTTCACCTTCAGCTTACACTGCAGAAAGCCGAAGTTGTTCAGCTTGTACTTGACGCGCGCATCAGAGAAGAATTTGTGCCACGGCTCCAGTGTCCGCTTGGTGCCGATGGCATCTGCCTCGTTCCAGGTGAAGGTGTCAATCCGCACCGGGCGCGAGAGGAACTCAACGAGATCCATGTTCCGCGTTTGATCGATCCCAACGAGGGGGTCGAGCGTCACATCAATGCCACCACGCGACCCGACGTTAGAGTCGTGGAACGTGACGGTTTGCTGCAGAACAGCAGATGTAGGCGCGCTGGGGTCCACGGGGACAACGTCCGCTTGAACTTCCCAACTCACCGTGTGTGGTGCGTCCGGCGCCACGCCGGGGGTCAAATCTAGTCCTGACCCGCTACTTTGTGCACCCGCTTTGGTACACTGCGCTTTTTCTGTTTTCGGAACTTCTTTCTCGGCAACAGGGCTAGTCAGGCCACATGCTACCACTTCGGGGGTATAGGACACCCCCGGGTCCATACGGTGCGGGCACCGGCCATTTAGGGATGGCTCCCGGTGAAGTCGAACATGTCTCGAACGAACTTCAAAATCTTCGCATAACTGCTCCCAATCCGGAAAAGTGGAGGGAGTGACATAGTTATCCAGCCCAGCCTGGGCTGCTACAGCACGGAGCTGCTGTAGGCGAAATTCGAAAATGTCGCGCCCGTGAAAGAAATACTCTCGGACTGCTGTGCTCACGATTTGCTCCGCATGAGCTTGCTCGCAGATGTTCGGTTTCTGCGTACAAATCAGCAACATTTTCTCGATGGATGCCGGATCTAGTGGGGCCACATGGACACCCAACTCACCCTCCCAGCGCCACGTGCGCTTGAGAAAGGATGCATCCCGGATGGAGATATACGGTACAGATTTGGCTTCTTTGTCTGCCATCGTGTACTCGATATCCACATCCACCAGGGTGTTTTGGATCGCGGTGTGGTTGAACCACTGAGCCTCCTCGGACACCCCCATGACGTTGTCGTCACCATATGTCCACAATGCGACGAGCTCCTTGAAGCTACGATGTTCAGCGATCGGCCGAAGCACGATGAACGTGTAGCGCATGTACAGCGAATTGGCCAGGCTGTTCACGATGACCGTGAGCGCGTGGCCCGATGGATTACTACCGTAGAACTCAATGAGGTCTCCGTTAAAATCCACGGTCGGGAAAGCTGTGTCATAAGCAATCCCGCGCACTACTGCCAGGTCGGATTCACTGTACCCAGACGCCTTGCACATGGTCAACATGATGTCGAAGGTGGCCAGGATGACGCTAGCGGGCATGCGCTTGTCGAACTTCGCGTAATCCCCAGCGACGATGGTTTCCGTACCAAATTGCGTCAAATACCGATACGCTTCTTCCCACTCCGCGCTCTGTGGACACACTCCAACTCCCACTTCGAAAATGTAGCGATTGAGTTGCATGTGCACCACCAGGGGCAGAAGGTACATGCGCGTAACCAAGGTTTGAGCAATGCCTGCCATGGTGAAGACGCGCGTCTTGTGCGCCTCTGCCTTAGCAAATGTGACCGGTTCGTCCTTAAGTTGGCCGCAAAAGACCGTGTGGACGCGCTCACCGCGGTGATACGTCTCAATGATCTCCTGGATGGACACCTTAATTTCGTCCACCACGTCGACATCCGTACCTTCGAGTGGCACCAGGAACTTCTGCTTGGAGCACTTGTAGGGAGCGCCGGCACTCGTCTTCCGCGGCATCTTGTCGCAGAATTCGACTCCCGGTAACCCGTTGATGGCAACGTGCAGACTGTAGGGCTTGAAGCGCAAAGGATGCTTCGTTTCAGCCACGTACATCTGCACAGCGGATTTCAACACGTCCATGTCCAGGGACACTACGGGACGCACCATATCCTTGAGAGCAACAGACCACGGTTTGCGCCCCATGGACGGAGCAGTGCGCGTCCGTTCATAACCGAACTGATCGACCAGAATGTCGGCCACCAAAGTGTCTTTGACGTACGTTTTGCCTCTCCGTCTGAAGTCGTTGACGAAAGATCCCATGACATCACCTACGCCCTCTTGCTCCCACATGACGCTTTGCGCATACAGCCCACCCAAGGTGCGTTCAGCTGATGGTGCACTAATCTTGATCCCGCCCCGTGCTATAGGTTTGGGTTCAATATTGTCGCATATGTGGAGCAACTCATACCCGTCAAGTTTCAGAGCGCGGATGCTATTCCCCTCACCAAGAGTGTGAATGCCCAAGAGCACCCACCCCGCGTTGGTCTTGGAGTACAGCACGGATCCGCAATCACCGCGCACAGTAGGTGATTCGGCAACGCCAGCCCACGTATCCGCAGCAATGGTACGCCCATGACTCTCCCACATCTCCTGGCACGGAGTGATATTGCTCACCACCTTGGTCCAGATACGTCCTTCAGCATCACGGCCCATGTAGGCACCTTGTAGATGCCCAACATAAGAACCATATGCAAACCACGGAATGAGATCAGTGCCGGGCGGTAACACACGCAGATGCAGGAAGGCAAGATCCTTCTCAGGGAAACGCGTGATCATAGAGGCTGTGACAAGCACTTGCTTCACGTTTCGCGTTAACCCCGTGTCCGACGTTGCCGTGATGTCCAGACGGAACGGAGTGACAGGCGGGATGCCATGATTGTTGCACAAGAACACAGACCCCCGCAGGTTGCACGCCACCGTGCGGCGGCGCTTCACACCGTCATTGGTGTCGAACGTGTGCAGCGAGCGCTCCAGATTGGCCAAAAGGACCTTCCCGTCGGACCCCTTAGAGCACAATGATGTTTGAGACAGGTCAGCTCGGGAGTACGGCCATCGTTCGCCATACTCTTTGGGCTCGCGTTTCACAGGCTCCTTGCTGATCTCCCCTCCCTGCACTCGGCTGGAGATGAGATCGCGTGCGAGGTGCCCGTACGTACGATAAAGGGCAAAAGCAGCAAGAGCCGCCATGCTCATTTTCATGATCGTCCCAGAGTGAGGGGAAAGGGCATTGCTCGCACGGTTGCCCGCGTACTTTAGCATAATGCGCGTCAACGCCATCTTGTGCGGCGTGCGCGCGATCATGCGAACGAACCAAAATTCGCCAAGCACCAAAGTGACAAAGAAGTTGAGCCAGGAGCAATACACCAACACGTAAATGTGGTAGTACCACAAGAACGCCATCCGTGATGATGTTCTCTCTGACTCGAGGGCGCTGCGCATGCTCTCGGCAGGCGTGTACTTGACGTAAGCCGGCACACCACGCAGTGGCTCGAAAACCACCATGCTGTCTGCCGATTGCGGCTCAAGACCCGCACCTTGCGAAGGCGGGGCACAGGAGCACCACGCCTGCGGCAGGGAGCAAGTCGCACAGACCGTTGTCTCGGTGGACACAGCTTGGCCGGCCACGATCTTATCTTGCACCACATTGTGCTCGATGATGACCTTGTTGTACCAGCGCAGGAAATCGGGCATGTTCTTGAAAACGTGCTCGATCACCAACTTGCCCTTCTGCCCACGTCGTTCGAGACCCACGGGTTCCACGCGCTTGATGGTGAACTCCCAGAAATCAGGATAGGCGCCCGCAGGCGTGATGGGCACCCGTGAGCTATCAAGCATGCCAGGACGAGTAGGATCTTGAAACTCGGGACGCACCGCAACGTCGATAACCCAAGGAAATCGGCGCTGCACCGCTAACGGGCAACTGAAGTACGCATGTAGGTTGAGATCCTCCGTGTTGGTTGAAGCCAGCAGCAATTCGGCCAGTACGGGAGTACGACCTTTTTCGCTAAGCTCCGCCTGCAGAGGTACATACGCCATGTTGTTGGCGACGCATAGCATCTCTACGAGCGAGGGATCGAGAACACCAAGTGCCGGATTTAGGAACGCGATATCATCCATGATGACACACCACTGAGTCGAGTTGAAGCCCGACCAGAACTTGTCTGATGAGTTGCGAACATAACGGTACTCCGCTGCGATCTGCAAACCGCGCACTTTGCCATAGTGCTTGAACAGAATATCCTGCAAGGTAGACTTACCAATACCGGATCCACCGTATAGCAAGAAGGCTAAAGGCGATTTACGATCACGCTGGGCTGCGCGCTTCGTCAACTCGAGGTCATGCGTGAGCTCCAAGGAAGCCAGCATCTTACCAATGGTGAGCTTGTCCTCCTTGCGCACTGTGCATTTCTTCATTGACCGACCCTTCTCAATTATGTCCTTGAGGTCGGCCATGAACTTGAAGCGGTCAAGACCATGCGCCGCTGGATTCGACAGAAAGTTCGCTTGCCGCTGCAACTTCTCGGCCTCGTCAAACCAAGCTTGGTACCGATCCCCCGAATGAAACATAGGGAGGATGGACCCAGTCTGGTAGCACTGGTACCCACGGCGTACTAAGAATAAGGCAGTGTCCAACATGGAGTGGATAAAATCCGGTCCCATGTGGTACTTCTTCTTCATAGCCTCTTGCGCGACCTTGTCAAATCGAAAAAGGTCGAACGTAATGCCCAAGGGAGCAAAGATCGAAAGCGCAAGCGCGTAGGCACCGAACTTGTAAAATTTCGCGTACGTCTGGGACGTCTTGAAACTATCGAAGCGATCTAGCAGCCCTTGCAAAGTGTCGAACACCTCTTCCGCACCCTGTTCCTGGAGACCAGTGGCAGGGGGTGGCATGTACCACTCAGCCGCAGACTGCAAAGCAGCCATAAAGAGATTGAAGTTGTCAAGTTTCGTCCCCAACAATTTGGCCTGTGTACAAATGGCTACGATGCGTCCTGGGAGGTCGCGTGCCGAGAGATATTGGTGCAAAAAGATGAGCGTGGTTTCAAGAGAATCCATGAACACATCCACATCGTGATCGAGCTTGAAGTACTTGCCCGTGAGGGACAGAACCTTATGGTGACCACGCATGCGCCCGATAACTTCAGCCACCCCGTTTCGAAATTCAGGGTAGCGCTCACTGGAGATATCTGGGAACATCTGCTCAAATTCGCCGCGCAAACGATCATCTTCGCGCTGGGCGTCTACACTTGCCATGTGTTCGTCCAAAGTGCGTTGATATTCAGTGCACGTGATGCCTGGGTGAGGTAGGCCGTGGATGGAGCAAAACTCCTCCTCGTCCGCCTGCACCTCAAGCATGTGCTGGTGACCCAGCAATGGTTCCTGAAAAGAAAACTCCGCGTCGAGTTCGGCATTGGATGCGTCACACGCTGCGAAGAAATCATCTTCAGAAACCCCAAAGGACTCCCAGGGGGAATCCAAGCAGATGTCGTCAATGTCGACATCTGCGGCGCGGAATGCCATAACCTTGTGAGGGTTGATTCCGCGCAGCTTAAACCCCTTAATGGTGCGTGCACCAACAGGGGACTTGAGCTCTTCCAGCAGGCGTTCCTCCATAATGTTGAAATTAAAGAGGTAGTCCGTGCCAGGGATCGTACGTGTCTGGCAGCCCATACAGGCGCCACACGCTTCGTGTCCGAAGTCGCAAAGAAAAGATTTAAACGTTGTCATAGTTTAGTCGTAATCTGGGTCTTGGATGCTTATTATTCAGGCAGCTACCTATAGGTCCTTAAGGTGGACTCCACCTTTTCCTGTGACTCTTACACTGGAAGTACTACAAACTAACCCACGCATAGGTGTTACTAATCCAAATCAAATGTCAGAGCTCTCTCGAGTTAACAATTTACAGTTTTCATGCTGACGTCGTCCTTTCGGAGCGGAGAGGTCAACACTATTAGGTTAGGAGCAACAGCCGGTCGAAACCATTCTATGCGGGATGTCGAATGCAGGTGTACTGGGCGAAAACATTTAACGGCCCGTTCTTTTTATCCACTTTATTTGTCACACGCGGGTTACGTGGGTACTAAACATTATGTACAGGGCACATTGGCCCTCTTCGGAGGTTCTTGTGGCACTCCGGAACTACACTAACATATAATCATGAAACTAAGAGGTACATTACTGCGACATACCAATTGCACGCGGTGCACAGTCTAAGACTGCGCTTTGATTAGCTACGTTTCACGACAGACACATACATACGTGGGGGCGAACAGTGCCCTCCACGCAGTGACATATAACCACAACAAAGTCGTGGCAGACACGTACACACGTGCGGACCAACAGGGTCCACACGCGGAACATATAGGAAAGTTATTATAGCTTCAATAACTTACAAGAAAGCCAAAAAACAAATAGAATATTCATGATTCTTCCAACATGAAATCCACCGTTCTAGCAATTTATGCGAACATAAGTGAGAATTTTAGACGGGCTACTAGAGCACCGCTAAACGCTCACCAATGTGAACAAAATCGAGAACTCTAGGGATCCAAGATGGTAGACATCTTGAATTTTC